GGAATCAAACCGGACGGGGGCAGGTTAGCTGGAGTATTGGTACTGAAACTACCAATGAGAGTTCCGATCTGTCCTGGGGGACCGGGAATGCCTTGATCACCCGCCGGACCCTGAGGTCCTTGAGATCCTGGAGTTCCTTGAACACCTGGTGGTCCAGCAATACCTTGTGGTCCCAAAGGACCAGGGGGTCCTGGACCACCTACAGGGCCCGGAATACCTTGTGGACCTGAGGGTCCTAGAGGACCCGGACCACCAACTACTCCGTCACTACTTAAACCGAATAGTGAGGGCGCTAGAGGCTTGGTCATAGTTTAAGCCCACTGGACAGAGACAAAGGCGTGGTTGACGAAATCACTCGCCACACTTATGGGGAGTGTAGAGTTTGGGATCACATAATAGGGTTGGCCGGGTGGCAATGCAATCGTTGTCCCATTCGCCTCATTTGATGCTGGGCCAGTGGGATCGACATACAACGGTCCCGGCGCGTTGAATGGATTCGACACATAGCCACCAGATTGATTAGCCGATATAGCATCAACAGGTTGCCCAATCGTATCTGGAGTTTGCCAAGCAAGGCCTGGGACTGGAGTAGCCATTATGTCACCTCACTCGCGGCAACTTCTGTGGGGTCTGGCTGTTCTGGAGGTTCGTACTCTCCAATAGGACCATAAACCCCTTCAATTGCTTTGGCATAAACCAAACGACCATATTCCATTCCATCCATCGGACTGGCAAAGAATGAAAGCGGCTGTCCATGAAATATGCCATCAAGCAATATGGCTCCTGTATGATCAGGATCAGTGTAACGTGGATTGTGGAGAGTTTTCAGGAATAACTCTCCTTGGCCAGGTGTCATCATTTAGTAAATCCTCTGATGCAAGTAGATCCACTCAACACTTCCATTGACATTGGATATGGCTGCATATTGTCCGATCTGCTGCCACGCGCCACCATAGGTACTCATTTGAGTTCCTGTATAGGTGACAGTACCTGCGGTAAACTGCCATGCCCCGGTATTTCTTGTAATGTAAACGGATCCCGGCTGCCCATAAGCAGTCATCGTTCCTTGAGGACCGGCTGGACCCCCTGGACCTTGGGGGCCTTGAGGACCTGCGGGACCTTTTTGACCAACAGGACCTGCGGGTCCCACAGCGCCTGCTGCTCCTGCAGGCCCTGTTGCTCCAGTGGGGCCGGGAGGACCTGAGACAGATTGAACGGGATGAACGGGTATCACGAAATTGTTATTATTGTAGTGGAATTGCATTTCAATTCCACTAATCAACTCATTGGCAGTTAATGTGGTTCCATCCAAATTGACAACGGGTAAAGCACCTAATCCATCAAAGTTCGCGTCGGTTGGACCCGTGTTATTATGCTGGATATAAATGTCATATTGGGCACCCTGCACATACGATGTGGATTTGGGAAACGTCGTTGATACCACGTGGTTCGCAGAGCCTGTATCAACACCGCAGTGGATAAGAGACCCGTCCCCCAGCTGTCCTCGTTGCAGCATGGCTTGCATGGCGCCTGCTGTATGTAAATGGGCAAAAATATCTCCCGCTGTCCATGCTTGAGCAATTGTGCCCTCTTGGGCACGAACAATGGTCGCTGAACTTCCATCAGTCGCCACAGCGGTGACGTGGACAATCTCTCGTTGCGTACCCGTCGCTTGATCTATGAAAGTGGCAATGAATGCCTGTCCTGCCACAGGCTGGGGGAATTGAGCCCCTGATCCCGCAGCAAGATTAACCGTTTGGTCCGTGGGAGTTATCGAACCTGCAATTGTAGTGGCATCGTTATTACCGAAGATTAGGATGAGGGGAGTGGCCATTGTTTTTACCCTATAACGACATTGTAGGTAAACTGGAACGGTAGCTCAAGTACACCAGATGCGACTGCCTCTGCAAAGGTGGTCATGCTAGGTAGATTTCCAAACGCCACATAGGTTGAATCCAATTGGTTATACAGGACTGTATTATATTGGAAATCGTTCTGGTTATACATAGCTCCGCCAGTGATAGTCCTAGACCCTAAAACAAATCGGATTGTTACATTGTAGTTGGGACCAAAGGTAATACTGATTTGATAGGTCTGATCAATATTGGGATTTTTACCATTCTCCCCAATCAAGAATTTCATAATCCGCTTTTTAAGCCATTGGATGCTGAAATTCTTACCTTCACCTTTAGAAATGTGCCACGTCAATATACGCCTGAAAATATCGTCATCGGTCGTGACGATCTGGTCAGGGTATAATTTCTCATAACCATTATAAACTAAGGTATTATATTCAGTGGTATTATAGGGACCTAATACTTTGAAAATACCTGATGACAAGCTGGGTCGAAGCATTCCATAAAGACCAGCGGCCACCCAATCAAGCAGCGCACCAGAAATGGGATATTGAGTATAATTAGGAAGATTAAGACCATTGAATGTATCCACAATATCATTTTGCATGGAATTTTGCGAGGCAACAAACGCCTGCAAATCGTCATCCATTGAATATTCTTGGTAAAGGTACGACGGGATTGTTGTCATTCGTCCCGTTGGACCACCCGGAGGGAATGGTCCTCTCATATAGATGGGTAGCGGTGTTCCTTCCTCGTCTATTGTGGCTTGAGTCTTTACCAGAACAGCAGAAAATTTATGACCTGTAGCAGGTGAATTTACCCATATACCCTGAGGAGCGGCAGGTAGATTATAAAATCCACCCGGCTCAATAAGTGTGGTTGTTTGGGTTATAGAAGTAGCCGCAGGTCCTGTTGGATCTACGAAAAGATTGGTTAGAGTAGGTAATCCTTGATCCTTTGGTGTTGCTGGATTTACAATATATCCACCAACAATATCTTTTGTGGCAACGAGAACAGATTGACCCGCACGAAGAACTTGGGACGCGAGTCCACGTACCGGAACTAAAGCGTTCGGGTTAGTAGTAACCAATGATTTGGTTACGGCGTTCATCCCGTTATCGTACCCTGTTGGACTACGATGATATTGTCAACGGTGGTATAGAAATAGCTATTTGGATCACCATATAGAACTCCTGTGCCAGGTTCTGGAAGATGACTTGAATTGTCCCAATCTACAGAGAATTGTAGGACAGTCACATTTTCTGAGGGAAGAACATCCACTGTGGAATTGATAAATACAGCCTCCATATTGTATATGTTAATCGGGGCTACACCCACATAAAGGCTATTGATATAATCCGCTAATGCTGGAGCCGCCGCCTGTTGAACAGCATCGGGCGATACATAATTTGGTGAATCAGTATTCCATGTCACAACCAACGTAACCAGCTGTTGAGGCGGAATGATAAATGGAATAAGGTAATTATCCGGATAACTATTGAGACTGACCTTTTGAAGGATAGGATTTGGAGTAAGATATCCGCCATCAAGATATGGGGGTAAAAGGGTGCCGTCAACCGGAATGGTTAAGCTCTTAGGATCAATGACCGTAACCTCAAACAATTGCTGGTTCAAGGAAGAAGGACCATCAACACCATAAATAGTCTCCGTCATCCCTGTAACCAGATTATGATTATTAGTGGTAGTGATCATAATGGGATTTGTCATCTGCATGGTAGCAATTTGGATATCTGGACTGTCTAAAGTCTGGATATCAAATAAGGCATAATAAATCGCCCATGCTACTTGGTAGGGATCGCCTCCCCCAACGATGATGACCCAGCGTCCAGCTGTAATATCTTGACGGACAGAAACAAGCCTTTGAATGACCCCTGGAACATTCCAAAGTAATGTTTTGAGGTATCGATCCATTCCTGTCGATGCGGCTAGACCCGCAACCAGTGTCCGTGTTCGGAATGATGTTTCATCCTCTGATGCTATCGAGGGAATACCATTTGACGTGTTCACCACCGCTAGATCAATGCCAGCGGGAACCGAGGTAACCAATTGTGTCACAGTACCTGCGGGAACTGCCCATGTTCCCTCTACAGTCGCGATAGCATGAATAGGTAATGACTCGCCGTCTGTTCCAATGACTCCACCTTCAGCGCAAATATATTGGTGAACAGCTATGTTCTGATTGGGATTACTATCACCAACCACGAAGCCTGGAATTATGATAAATCCTGGCGTCCCAATGAACGTAACATCAACCGCTGTATTGGTGGAGTCAGCCGGTTGAATTCCATAAATGTCAATACCCAGCATATTCAATATAAAAGGATTAGCTCCAAACGGAGAAACCGAATTGACAAGGTCAATAAAGAATTGGTTGGATATAATGAGAGCGCCAACGTCGGTGGACGAGATATCCTCAATCAGAGAAGAGGGAAGATTGCCTGTGTATCCAGGATTCGTGGATGCAACTAGGGTGAGCAACTGCTGCCTCAGCGTAGCTGGGGAAGTTGCTATTGGCCCCGCTGGACCCATTACGATTGGCAATTGAGCCATTTATTCTGTCCTATAGGCCTTATTCTAACATGATCGAGACACACGCGCAAGAACTAATAGGGAACCTTTGCCGATAAAAACGCACCATATTGAGTGATGCAGGTTACCAAATAACAGGGAGAAGGTATTCCTCGTTCGTCCAAAGCATCGGGTTGTTTCGATATGATCAGGGATAGGAAGTATTGGGCATACTGTTGTTGGATTCGTGACATATAGGAATCGGGTGCGACTTGTGACATAACCGATGCATGAGCAGGAATACCATAGTTCGCATAGAAAGGGCTTTCGCCCAAATTGAGCTTAATGGTCTGAATAACGGTCGTGAGCCAGACCATATCATCAAACCCATTTTCATCCGTGTCCACTTCTACCCATTGCTTTACATCAGGGAAAAGAGGATCGGGAACTATGCGGCCATATGTTCTCATGCCGTTGTATTATCCACAATTAGGCCCATATGAACAAGAGCGGTTAGTAATGAAGCCAAAGCCGCATTACCACCTTTCGCTCCAGTTATGTTCTGGGGGAGAGTGCCTTGGATTGGAGCACCTGGGGGTCCTTGAGGTCCCGTCGCACCTGGGGGTCCAGCGGATCCGCTTCCCCCAACTGATCCTGATGGAGTGCTAATAGAACCCGTCGCATGTAGGTTTCCAGTAATGGTAACGTTTATTTGTCCACCGGGTACTGGTAGGGGTGGAGGAGTAAGGGATATATCTTTATCGCCATTTCTTACATCGGCATCGTATGCTTCCAATTCGGCAAGGTTTCCCAATGCAGCCATATTGAGAGTTGGAGCAAGGAGTTGTATAGCTCCACTTTTATTGGCTATTGCGAAAGCAGTTTGGGCAATGTGTTGAATGGTTGGAGACGTATGCGACATAACGCCATTAACAACGGTATGTAACATATTGTTTAAGGCATTGTGAGCTATGGTAGAAGCCGAGTTATGAAGGATATTGTTTAAGGCATCTATGACGGTTGATGTTTTTCCATCCGCAGATTGAGTGGTATGGCCAGATGGTCCCCCAGTGACAAGAAACATATTGGGGTCTTTTTTCGGCCATGTCTTGTTACTGATGGGTTGGAATACTCCATTAGTCAAATTGCCCCGAAGATGCAAAGAGGCGGTACCACCAGGATTAGCACTGGGACCAGCCAATTGAAAGTCGCCCATAAGAACGAAACCAGGATCTCCGACCTGAGTTGGTTCCCGATGATACTTGGAAAAGCTTTGTGGGACAACAATTTTGGGTAAAGTATAGGGTCCTATTACATCGAAGGTTAATTCTATAAGGTCATTTTCCTTAATTGCTGAGACATGGCAGGGAAGTCTTTTGGGCTGAACCTGATGACCATTCTGCACCTGCGTCTTGACGTAGGCGTGCATGTTCCTAGTAAAAGAAAGCTTTTGAACTTCATCCGGCATTACGGATTCACCTCGAACATAGTGTTCCTATAAACTAAGGTTGATTGAGTAAAATATGGAGCTACCATATTAATAGTCCAATCGACAATTCCTAGGACTGTAATTAGGCCAGGATTCGTTGAAACAGGATAGCAAAGCTCGGTCTTGCTGAGAGGTAGTGCAAATCCTGATCCATTGTATCCACTTGGAGTTATACTGTTAACGGATAGCTTTACTGGAGCACCTATTCTAAACGGATGTGGATCTGCTGTCTTTACTACAGCCCTCATATTTTGAGCGTCCCAATATGCATCTGAAATAGGCATAGGATTAGGGCTCGTAA